CTCATCGGTGTGCATCCAGACACCGTCTCTGATTACAGTCGCCGCGGGATGCCCACGACGACGCGCGGCGGGCTGGGGAAGGAGAGTGTCTACGATGCGGTCGCCTGCTTGGCGTGGTGGCGCGAGCAAAACGGGCACAACGCAAAGGAAGCGGCGCAGACGCGGGCCTATGAGGCGCAGGCGAAGCTGAATGAGCAACGACTCCTCGAGCGCCGTCGCGAGCTCGTGTCGCGCGAGACGGTGGTGCTCACCGGTCAACACTACACACGGGCCTGGGCCGCGAAGGTCCGGGCACTGCCGCGTCGCTGCATTGAGGCGGGTCTTATCGCGCGCGAGCAGGAAGCCGCCGTCGCGGTCATCTGTCGCGAACTGCTCATCGAAGTCTCGAGCTGGAAGACCGTCGCGGACCTGAAACGCGCCGCGCCGCAGAGGGTGAGCGCATGACCGATGCGACCACCCTCGTGACGGGCTGGGCGTCCGCGGCGGAACCTCCGCCAACACTCACCGTGAGCCAGTGGGCTGACACGTATCGGATGCTGCCCGAGACGAGTGGCGCACGCGGCGGCCATTGGCGCACGGAGACGACGCCGTACCTGCGCGGCATCATGGATGCCGTCCACGAGCCAGGCGTCCGCACGATTGCCGTCCGCAAGGCGGCACAACTCGGCGGGAGCGAAGCCCTCCACAACATCCTCGGGTACTTCATCCAATATGACCCGTGCCCGATGCTCTTCGTCCAGCCGACCGCGCTGGTGGCGGAGGAGTGGAGTAAGGAGCGGCTCGCGGACATGATCCGGACGACGCCGGCGCTGTCGGCAGTCGTCCGTGACAAGCGACAGCCCCGCGGGTCACACGGGGCGGAGAGCACGCTCTCCCTGAAGATGTTCCCGGGCGGCTTCCTCGCGTTGGGCGGGGCCAACACGCCGAACACGTTTGCGCGGCGCGCGGTCCGACTGGCGATCGGAGATGACGTCGATCGGTTCCCGGCCGTGGTGGGCGAGGAGGGCGACCCGGCCGACCTCCTCCGGAACCGTACCCGCACCTTCTTCGACGCCCTCGTTCTTTTTGTCTCGACGCCGACGCTACGGGGCGGGCGCATCGACACGCTCTACGCGCGCAGCGACCAGCGGCAGTATCTCGTCGCATGCCCACAGTGCGGCCGTCGAGATTGGATCACCTGGAACGACCCGAATCACTTTCGCATCGTCTTCGAAGAGCGGGACGCTCGCACCGCCCGGCTCGCCTGTCCCGACGCGGATCATGGGGGCTGTGATGCGCGGATGACCGAGCCCGAACGGCGGGCGATGATTGCGGGCGGGACCTGGGATCCGACGGCGACCGCTCAGGAGACGGGCTTGGTCGGCTTCCACCTCCCGGCGATGGTCTCGACGCTCGGCATTTCGCTCGAGCACCTGGTCGAGAAGTGGTTGGCGGCCCGGGCGCTCGGGAAGGAATCGCTGCGGGTCTTCATCAACACGGTGCTCGCCGAAGGCTGGGAAGACCGTGGCGCCCGGATGGAGGCCCACACGCTGCTTGCGCGACGCGAGTCATACGGCGACGGGACCGAGGTGCCGGCCGCCGCACCGGTGCTCACGTGCGGCGTGGACGTCCACGAGGATCGCTTCGAACTGCAGGTCATCGCCTGGGGACCAGGCGGCGAGCGCTGGGTCGTGGACTGGCACACCGTGCCTGGCAACCCGAAGCGCCCCGAGGCGCGCGCGTCGCTGCTCGAGGCGCTGCAGCGGCGCTACCACCATGCCTCCGGGCACGAGCTCCCGATTTACGCGACCTGCATCGACTCCGGGTACGCGACCGAGGAGGTCTACGACTTCGTGCTGGCCCATCAGGGCCGGCGGATTCTGGCGACGAAGGGCTACGCCGGCCGCAGTGGGGAACCCATCGTCGGCAAGCCGTCCGAGAAGCGCTACGGTCGGGCGCCGCGGCCGGTGCGGCTCTATCCGATCAATGTCGACGACGCAAAGGCGGACATCCTGAACAGCCTGTCGCTGGTGGCGGCGGGCCCGGGCGCGATGCACTTCCCTGGCCTGGTCGACGAAGAGTACTTCGCACAGCTCTGCGCGGAACACCGGGAGACGCGCTACAACAAGGCGGGCGTCGCCACGCACTTCGTCTGGGTACAGGATCGGGATCGCAACGAGGCGCTGGACACGGCGGTCTTGGCGCTGGCGGCGTTCCGGTGGTTGAACCCGAACATCCGACAGATGGCGGACATGCTGGCCGCAACGGCGGCACCAGGTGCGGGGACCGGCCAGCCGCCACCGGCGGCGAACCCGCCTGCGCGTCCGGCGCCGCCCGCGGAGGCGCGGCGGATCACAAGGAGTTCGTACTTGCGGAGATAGGAGTGTGGCGCGGCGCGGCGGGACGAGTCGAATCGGGGGCGCTGAATGTCTCATTGCGAAAGAAGAAATCGTGACTGACGCTCCTCCGATCCCCTCCATGATCTGGCGCCGGCTGCTCGCGTTTCTGAGCGAGGCCCGAACAGGGTCGATCACGCTCGACGTCCACCTGGGGAAGATCAAAGGCATCCGAATCGAGGAGAGGATTCGCGCGGAAGACCATCCGCACCCGCGCAGACCTGTGGTACACTCCGGGTAACTCAACGGCCTCTGCCTGCCACCGATCGCGTGGCGCCTTGGTGCGCCACCGCTCTCGCGCGATCGGCCCTCCAGCACGCCACGTCCCGCGGCCTTGGTGCCGCACGAGGCGGGCGTGCTTCCCAAACCCCACCCGTTCCCCCCGACGCTTGAAGCGTTCTACGCCTGGTCGCAGGCGCAACCCACCGCGATGGCGCCGCACCTGCCGCGCCTCCGGGCGCTGGCGGCCGGCCTCTCGCTTGCTGTGGAGTTTGGCGTCAAGCGCGCCGCGTCATCCTCTGCGCTCCTCCTCAGCGCGGCCCGCGTCATCAGCTACGACCTCGTCGACACGCCACACGCGCGACACCTCGCGCAGATCTGTCCGACGTGGGACTACCGCCTCGAGGATTCCCGCACCGCGGACGTCCCGCCCTGCGATCTGCTGCTGCTCGACTCGCTCCACACGTACGCCCAGGTGCAGGCCGAGCTGATCGCGCACGGCGACCAGGTGCGCAAGTTCCTGGTGTTCCATGACGTGATTACGTTTGGCGTCATCGGCGCCAACGGTGATACGGGTGTGCACTCCTGGCAGTACGAGCCGGGCCAGTCAGTGCCGCTCGAGCATCTCGGGATCAGGCCGGCCATTGATGAGCTGGTGATCCGGGATCCCTCGTGGCGGCTCGCCGCGTCCTACACGGACTCGCACGGCCTCCTCGTCCTGGAGCGACGACCATGACGCCGGAGAACGCGCGCGCCTGGCGACGTCTACAGGCCGAGTACCCCTGGCCGGCCGCGATGCCGGACGTGCTGCCTGATGAGCAGGGCTTCTTCGACGAGGAGAATCGCCAGGTGCTCGCCCGCGCGATCGCGCTCGCCCCGAGCGATGCCGTGATCCTCGAGCTCGGCACCTGGAAGGGCAGCTCGGCGCGATGGATGCTCGCAACCTTCCCGCAGGCGCGCGTCGTGTGCATCGACCTCTGGCGACCGGCGGAGACCTACCCCGAAGCGGGAAAGTGGGCCTGGCTGGCGCGCGAGCCGCACCTCTACCAGACCTGCCAGCGGAACCTGTGGCCTTTCAAGGACCGCTGTGTGCTCGTGCGGGCGCGGACCACCGAGGGCCTAGCGTTCGTCCACACGCGTGGCCTCGCGCCTGACGTGGTGTACATCGACGCGGGCCATACCTACCCAGATGTCCGCGCCGACCTCGAGGGCACATTGACGCGGTTTCCGACCGCGTGCATCCTCGGCGACGATTACACCTTCCCAGAGATCCGGCAGGCTGTTCACGATGTGGCGCCACGGTTCCAGCAGCTTGTGGTCGATGAGCGCAGTATGTGGCGGCTCGTCCCGACGAAGACGAAATGGGGCAATTACGACCTTGAGTACGGCCGCCTTGCCGTGGCTGGCCGGATCGTCCTGGACCTGGGCGCTGAGCGCGGGACGACGGCGCAGTATTTCCTGGCGAAAGGGGCGAGCCGGGTTTACGTCTCGGAACTCCTGCCGGAGTTCCGCGGTCGTCTTGCCCGGTGGGCGAGCGTCGAGCCGCGCGTCCGGACACTCCCACCGCTCGAGACGCCGGCCGACTACGCGGATTGGATGGAGCGGATCCGGCCGGCAGCCGTGAAAGTCGACATCGAGGGGGGCGAAACGATCCTGCTCGACTGCCCGGACCCCGTCTTCGCCCACCCCGTCGACTATGCCATCGAAAGCCACAGCCCAGAGCGGCATGCGGCGATGGTCGACCGCCTCGTGCGGTGCGGGTATCAGGTGACCGTCACACGGCGGTTCGAGTCGAATCCGCACGTGATCGTGCTGCACGCAGTGCGAGGCCCTCATGCCTCTTGAGACTCCGTCGACTCCGGTGGCGCGCGGGTCCTTCCCGTCCTACGTCCAGCGGCTCCGTGAGCGGGTGCCCTTCACGCTCAGCCGCTGGGGCGACGGGGAGTGGAGTGCCATCCTCGGCATGAGCGGCGCGAATTGTGATGGGCACCAGTACACGAAACGTCTCGGCCAGGATCTCGGGTCGGTGCTCATGAGCCGGCCGCCCTACGACCTCGGCCTGCAGCAGCTCGCGCTGCGCCGGTTCGGGCGCCAGATCACGACGTGGCTCGAGCGACGGCATCTGACCTTCGACTGGGTGAACGCCGAGACCTTCGCCCGCCACTCGGCCGCCGACCAGCTGCAGCCGTTGATCGACGGCCTCCGGACGCGGATCGTCATCCTTGTGGGTCCGGCCCATCTTGCCGGCCTCCGCCGGCTCTTCCCGGTCGCGGCCCACATCATCGTGCCGGACGTGAATTGTCATGACGATGTCCGTCGCGTGACCCAAGAGAGTGCGGCCAGCCTGGCGCGCGTGACCTCCACGGCCATCGGCGGCGCCGTGCTCGCGGTCTCTGCCAGCATGAGCGCGAACGTGATCATCCACCGGCTCTACGTGCAGGGCTTCCGGCAGCACACGCTGGTGGACTTCGGGAGCCTCTGGGAACCGTACGTCGGCCGGGCCACGCGGAGCTATCACCGCCGCGTGCTCGCGCGCGAAGGCCATACCGCATGATGCTCACGGTCGTCACGGCGATCGTCGGCAACACGGACACGCTGAAACCGGCGACGGTCGTCAATCCCGCAGTCCGCTACGTGTGCCTGTCGGACAGGCCGCAGCGCGCCGCCCCTTACGCGTGTGTCCACGTCGACGACCAGGAAGGCCTCGGGCCCCGACTCCTGTCGCGTCGGTTGAAGATCCTCGTCGATCATCCAAGCCTCGGCCAGCCGGACGTGGTGCTCTGGCACGATGCGGCCTTTCGGATGGACTACGACCCGGTGCGCCTGGTGGAGGAGTGGCTGTCAGCCGACGTGCACGTGCTCGCCTTCAAACATCCCCATCGGACCCAGATCGAGGACGAAGCCCTCGCCATCGCGAAGTGGGGCTGGGTACGGCTCGAGACGATGCAGGCGCAAATCGCCCAGTACCGCGGCGAGGGCTTCCGCCAGACCATGATCACCTCGACCGGGCTCTGTCTGCGTCGACTGACGCCCCAGGTCCGCGCGTTCAACGCGCGCTGGTGGGCTGAGGTTATGCGGTGGGGCTGGCGCGACCAGATGAGCGTGGACTACGCGATCTGGAAGACGGGACTGACGCTCCGGTATATCCCCGGCCACTACCGGGACAACGTGTACTGCAAGTGGCACACCTGGTGACCATGAGGCCGACCGATGCCTGCCGCGTGACGGTGATCACCCCGACCTGCGACCGTCCCGTCGGTCTGACTTTTGCGGAGCGCTGGATGCGGCGGCAAACGCGCCCCCCCGATGAGTGGATTGTCTCCGATGGGGGCGAGGTGCCGGCGCCCTGCAGGATGGGCCAGCGCCAGATCCACGTCCCCCAACTGCCGGGTGCCCGGAACCTCGTGGAGAATCTCCGCCGCGCGCTCGACGTGGCAACGGGTGACGTGATTGTCCTGTGGGAAGATGACGATTGGTATGCGCCCACGCATCTCGAGCGACTGCTGGTGCAGCTCGCCACGCCTCGTGTGTTGGCCGCTGGCGACAACAAACAGCGGTACTACCATGTCGGCGCGCGCCGCTGGCACGTGTACCAGAACCGCGGCGCCGCGCTCTGCCAGACGGGGTTCCGCCGGGAGCTCGTGCCGCTGTTCCGCGAGATCCTCGACCGCTGCCTAGCTGTCGACCACTATGGCATCGACTCGCGGTTCTGGGGGGCGCTCTCACCCGACCAGAAGCAGCTCGCGCACACTGCCACCGTTGTGGGCATCAAAGGCCTGCCGGGCCGCCGCGGACTGGGCGTGGGTCATCGCCCGGAAATCATCAAGCAATGGACACCGGACCCGGCGCTGGGGCAGCTCCGTCGGTGGATCGGGGCGGATGCCGAGGCCTATGCCGCGTGTGCCGGCGACGTCGCCGCCGCGGCGGCACGCCTCCCGGTGGTGGTGTCTGCCGCCCTCCCGCCGCCGGTCCCGCGATCTGGCGGGCGCCGGCCCCAGCTCCACGCCGTGTACTTCGGCATCGACCCGCAGTGGGCCCGCCTGGCCCGCGTCCTCGAGTACTCGGCGCATCAGCATTGTCCGGGGTGGGACATCGACGTGCGGGCGATCACGCCGGCGCCCTGCCACCCTCCCGCCCGGACGGCGGCGCATGCGGCCTACGTGGCGAACACTCAGAAACTCGATGAGTGGACACGGCTCGTCGACCAGGCGCCCGACGGCGATCGTCTGGCACTGTTGGATGCCGACACGATGGTCCTGCGTACCCTCGACGCGGTGTGGGACCAGGTCTTTGACGTCGCCTATACGGTGCGGACAAGCAGCCGATTTCCGATCAACGCCGGGGTCATCTTTGTGCGGGTCTCCGATCGTACGCGTGCCTTCATGGCCGCATGGCGGGATGAGAATCACCGCCAGCTGGGCGACCCCGCCCGGCATCAACGCTGGCGCCGACAGTACGGCGGGATGAACCAAGCCGCCCTCGGGGCGCTCCTCGAGCAGCGGGGCGGACCCGATGTGAAGTTCCTGCGGCTGCCCTGTGTCGAGTGGAACGCGGAGGAGAGCGCTTGGCCCGCGGTCGATCGCGCGCGGACGCGCATCGTTCATCTGAAGAGCGGCCTTCGACGGGCCCTGTTTCATGGGACGTCGGCCCGCAGCCTCCTTGCGCTCGTACACATCTGGCGGACGTTCGAGCGCGCCGCCGCCGGCCTCGCAGCGATCAGCCCGCCTCTGGCGAGGCCCGCACACGCGCCCCACCGCTCTCTTCCCTCGCGGCCCTTTCTGGTGCGCCGGCCGCGGGGCCGGCCGCGGGGCGCAGGGACGATCAAGGTGAATGTTCGGTTGACCCCAGACGTCTATGATGCCTATTGCCGCAAGGCCCATGCCTCGGATCGTCCCCTCCACGCGCTGTTTCAGGAAGTCCTGACGACCAAGGCCCCCTGACCACGGGCCGGGATTTTCTGTGGTCAAAAAATTGACGGGTCACCAGCCGCGTCGCATGCTCAGCTCAGGAACAGGCGATGGCGTATACGGAGGCTGATCTCGCCGCCATCCGGGCGGCCCGGTTGCGGGGCGTCCGGGTCGTCCAATTTGCGGACCGCGCGGTGACGTACACCTCGGACGCGGAGATGCGCCAGGTGGAAACCGACATCCTCCGCGATCTGGCCGCCGCCGACCGGCCGCGGCAGAAGCAGACGCACCTCGTCGCGACCAAGGGTTTCTAATGGGGCTCCGGAAGACGGTCTCGCGCTGGCTGCTGGGACGACGCAACGGGCCCGCTGTCCCCGCCGTGCGCAATTCGGCGCTCTTCGACGCCGGCGCCCAGACGCGTCGCACCGTGGGCTGGCGCGCCCCGACGAGCTCCGCGAACGAGGCCATTCTCGCGAATCTGACGACCCTCCGCGACCGATCGCGCGCGGCCGTGCGGAATGACGGCTACGCGACGGGCGTCGTGGAGAAGCTCGTCTCGAACATCATCGGCACGGGGATCAAGCCGCTCTCGCAGGCCGCGGATGCGGAGTTCCGGCGCCGCGTCCAGGCGCTGTGGCTGACATGGACCGACGAGGCGGACGCGGACGGTTTACTCGACTGGTACGGCGTACAGGCGCTGGCGGTGCGGACCTGGCTCGAGGCCGGGGAGGCGTTCGTCCGGCTGCGCCCGCGCCTCCCCGCCGACGGCCTCGTCGTGCCCCTCCAGGTCCAGGTGCTCGAGCCGGAGCTCTGCCCGCACACGCACACCCTCTCGTACGGCGGAGGGATCCGCGTCCGCGCGGGGATCGAGTTCAACGCGATCGGCAAGCGCGTCGCCTACTACTTCCACCCGTCACGCCCCGAGCTCGATGACTACGACGCGTCGCAGTTGCGGCGCTTGCCGGCGGACGCGGTCATCCATCTGTACCGGCCGCTGCGGGCGGGGCAGCTCCGCGGCCTGCCACACCTGACCCAGGCGCTCATCGACCTCTACGAACTGGACAAGTACGACGACGCGCAGCTCCTCCGCCAGCAGCTCGCGAACATGTTCGCCGGTTTTGTGAAACGGGATCCGGGAACCGGCGACGCGGAAACGCTCAATCCGCTGACAGGCGAAGCGGCGACGACGCTCAACAGCAAGGCCCTCGTCAGTCTCGAGCCCGGGATCATGCAGGAGCTGGATCCCGGCGAGACGGTCGAGTGGTCGGACCCGCCGGACGCGCCCGGCTATCCCGACTTCATGCGCCAGCAACTCTACGGCGTGGCCGCCGCGACGGGGGTGCCGTACGAGATTCTGACAGGGGACATGCGGGGCGTGAACGACCGGACGGTGCGCGTGCTCCTCAACGAGTTCCGCGGGCGCATCACGGCCTGGCAGCACCACGTCGTGGCCTACCAACTCTGCCGGCCGGTGTGGCGGGCGTGGCTCGACCGCGCCTTCCTGGCCGGCGCCTTGCCGCTGCCGGCCGACTACCTCACGACTCCCGAGCCGTGGGCCGCGGTGAAGTGGACCCCGCCGCGCGTCCCCTACATCCAGCCGGTGCAGGACATCGAGGCGCAGAAGGCGGCGATCCGATCGGGCCTGACCTCGCGCAGCGCCACCGTCAGCGAGTACGGCGACGACGCCGAGGCCATCGACGAGGAACAGCGGATGGACAACGAGCGGGCCGACCGGCTGGGCCTGCAATACGACTCGGACGGCCGGGTCGCGACATCCGGCAGCACGATGCCGCCGGAGCCGGAACCGCCTCCGCCGCGCGAGCCGGCGCCGGCCGAGTATCCGATGAGGTGACGCGATGAAGCCTTGGTTTCGGATGGACGCGGTGGCGGACGACCCCTCCACCGTCGACCTCTACATCGTTGACATCATCGGCGGCTGGATCGACGCGTGGTTTGAGGAAGGCGGCGGGCCGGGCGTGCTGACGGCCAAGGCCTTCCTCGCGCAGCTCGCGTCGCTCCCGGCGGCCGTGAAGACGATCCGGCTGCACGTCAACAGCCCGGGCGGCGACGTGTTCGCTGCCGTGAACATCGCCAACGCGCTCCGCGACCAGCGGCTCTCGAAGAACCGCACGGTCGAGGTGTTCATCGAAGGTCTGGCGGCGAGCTCGGCCTCGATCGTCATCATGGCGGGGAGCACGATCCGGATCGCCGACAACGCCCTCGTGATGATCCATAACCCGTGGTCGTTGGCGGTCGGCACGGCCGCCGAGATGCGGAAGGCGGCCGAGGAGTTAGACACCGTCCGCGCCACGATCGTGAGCACCTACCGCTGGCACTCGGAACTGAACGACGAAGAACTCGTCGCGTTGATGGACGCGACAACCTGGATGGATGCGGACGACGCGCTGCTGTACGGCTTCGCGACGGAGAAGGTCGAGGGCCTCAAGGCGGCCGCGAGTCTGGATCCGCGAGCGCTGGCCGCCGCGAAGCTCGCGGTCCCGGAGCACTTCCGGGCGCGCGTCGAGGCGCTGCTTGAACGGCCGGAGAAGGCCCGGCTCGAGCCGCCGGCGCCAGCGGCCGACCTCCTGCGTCTCTGCCGGGAGGCGGAGGTGTTCGACCTGGCCGAAGAGCTGGTGGCCAGTGGAGCCACGCTCGAGCAGGCCACGGCACGGGTCCGGCGGGAACGCGAGACGCGCGCGGCGGCAGCCGAACGGCGCATGGAGATTCAGACGCTCTGTGCGACCGCGCGGCTCCCGGAACTGGCCGATGGCTATGCCCAGGGCGCGATGCCCCTGGAGGCCATCCGCGCGCAGCTCACCCTGCTCACGGCCAAGCTGGATGCGATCGAAATCGATGGCAGTCTGCTCCCCGATCGGGGAGCGCATGGCACGGTCCGGATCGACGTGGATGCCGTCTACGCGGCCCGGAACTGTCTCAAGAAGGAGTAACCCATGAGTGCCCTGACCGAAGGCCAGCACACCGGCGAATTCATCCTGAGCGAGGCGCCGGGCACGCTCAGCCGCGACACCGTGACGGTCGATGTCCCGGCGAACACCACACTCGAGGCCGGGACGGTCCTCGGGCAGCTCTCGGGGACGGGCCATTATGCCCCGTTCGACGAGACCAACTCGGACGGCTCGGAGACCGCGGCGGGCATCCTCGTCGGGGAGCTCGTGAACGACACCGACGCCGTGGACGCGCAGGAGGCCGTGCTCCTCAACCTGATGGCTGAGGTGCGCGCCGACGACCTCGTGTGGGGTGACGGCGTCGACGAAGATGCCGGGCTCGCCGACCTGCTGGCGCTGGGGATCAAGGCGCGCGACTGACGCGCGCCCCCGTCTGACTGAGGTGACGGACGCGGAGTCTCACGACTGAGGAGCACACCATGTTGATTGACGTCTTCAAGAATGATGCGTTCTCGGCGGTCTCGCTGACGGACGCGATCCTCAAGCGGCCGTACAAACCCGGTCGCATCGGCGCCCTCGGTCTCTTCCGGGAGCGCGGGATCACGACCACCACGGCCGTGGTGGAGGAGAAGAACGGGCGCCTCTCCCTCATCGCGACCAGCCCCCGCGGGGGCCCGGCGTCGACGATCGGGGCGCAGAAGCGCACGGCCCGCAGCTTCATCGCGGCACACCTCGAGCGCGAGTCGGTCGTGCTGGCCGACGAGGTGCAGAACGTCCGCGCCTTTGGCAGCGAGAACACGCTGGAGGCCGTGCAGACGCTCATCAACGAGCGGCTCACGGACCTCCGGGCGATGCACGAGGTGACGCTCGAGTACCACCGGGTGGGAGCCATCCGCGGGCAGATCCTCGATTCCGACGGGGCCACCGTCATCTACAACCTGTTCACGGAGTTCAGCCTCGCGCAGCAGACCGCGGAGCTGGACCTGACGGGCGATGTCCGAAACGAGGCGGTCGTCATCCAGCGCCTGATCGAGGCGGAGCTGGGTGCCGAACCGGTCAGCGGCTACCGCGCCTTCTGCGGCAATGACTTCTTCGACGCACTGGTGGCCGCCGATGCGGTGGCCGAGTCGCTGAAGTACCAGGAGAGCCGCTTGCTCCGGACCGACCTGCGGACCGGGTTCGAATACGGCGGCATCACCTGGGAGAACTACCGGGGCTCGGTCGGCGGCGTCGACTTCTTCCCGGCGGACGCGGCCTACGTCGTGCCCGAAGGGACAGGGATCTTCCAGACGTATTTCGCGCCGGCCGACTTCGTCGAGACGGTGAACACGATCGGCTTGCCCGTGTACGCGAAGCTCGCGGCCGACACCGAACTGAACCGGTGGGCCAAAGTGCACACGCAGAGCAACCCGCTGGCGCTCTGCCTGCGCCCGCGCGCCGTCATCTACGTGACGCTCGCGACGTAACGGGCGATGGCGCTGGACCTGCGGGTCCCGCTGGACCCGATTTTCGACGCGTTCGGGGTACCGGCCACGGTGACGCGGCCGGTCCCCGACGAATTCCCCATCGTGACGACGGGGGTCTGGGTGTCGCCGGAGATGGTTGAGGCCGCACTCGGGACCGACCTGTCGCGGACGGAGCGCCAACGCATGCTGGCGCTCCCCACGAGCGCGGTCCCCACGGTGCCGCGAGGCACGCGGATCGACGCCCCCGAGCTCCTGGGGGGGGCGGTGAAGCCCTGGCGCGTCGATGCGCTCGGGCCAGCCGATGCGGAGATCCATCGAGTGATCGTCGTGCCGGATCCGTTCGGCGAGCTGTGAGGATGGGGCATGTCGAATCGGTCGGAGATCCTCGACATCGTGACGGCGCGGCTGCAGGGGATCCGCGTCACCAACGGCTACGCGACCGATGCCGGCCGCAGCCTCTTCCTCGGCGAGGCTTCCTCGCTCGGGCCGGATGACCCGAGCTCGGCCGTCGCCATCGTCATCGGGGAGGACACGCCGACCTATCAGGGCGAGCAGGTGCTCATCCGCCTGCCGCTGACGATCGCCGCGCTGGCGAAGGCGGATCTCGACGCCCCGTGGAGCACGCTCGAGGCGATCCTGGGCGACATCAAGAGGGCGATCGAGGTGGCCGACCGCCGCATGGGCGGCCGGCTCAAGGCACCGTTGACCCGGGGCACGACACGCACGCTGCCCCGGGAGACGGGGAGCACGACGGTCGGGATCGGGATCACCTATTGGATCAGCTACCAGGAGGTGTGGGGGACCCCCTAGGCCGTGGACTTCACCGTCACCGTCAACTCGGCGGAGACCGCGCGGGCCTTCGATCGGCTGCAGGCGTCGGCGCCCCAGGCGATCGTCCGGGCGCTCAACCGCTCGATCGCGAGCGCGAAGACCGCAATGGTCCGCGTCATCGCGCAGGATACCGGATTGAAACAGGCGGATGTGCGCGAGCGGGTCTGGGTCAGGGAGGCGCGTCCCGATCGCCTCGTGGCCGCACTCCAGGCCAGCCCGGCGCGCCTCCCCCTCCTGCTGTACGGCGCGACGGGTCCTGAGCCGTCGCGCGGCCAGGGCCGCGGCGTGCGGGCGCGGCTGAAGGGCGGCGCCGGGCGGTATCCGCACGCGTTCCTCGCGACGATGGCGAGCGGGCATCGCGGCGTCTTTCAGCGGAGCAAGACGGGCCGGTTGCCGATCGGCGAGCTGCACGGCCCGTCGATCGTGCGCGTGTTCGAGAAGCACGTGGCCGTCGGGACGGCGCGCGGCGAAGAGCAGCTCGTCAAGAACCTGACCTGGGAATTTCGCTTTGCCACGGGGCAGACCGCCGCCGGCAATCCCGCGCCTGAGTAGGCGCACAGAGGAGTGAGACATGGAAAACGCGATTCCGTATGAGGTCCTCGGCGCGCCCTTCACGGTCTGGGCGGCGCCGGTGGGAACGGCCTTTCCTGACGTCGATGCCGAGCCGACGAGCCCGTGGGCCAAGGTGGGCACCTCCGGCGACCTGAACTACTTCTCCGAGGGCGTCACGGTCGAGCACTCGCAGAGCATGGCCTTCTTCCGCGCCGCGGGCGACTGCGGGTCGCGCAAGGCGTTCCGCACGGAGGAAGACCTCAAGATCCGCCTGACGCTCGCGGACCTGACGCCCGAGCAGTACGCCCACGCGCTGAACGACAACGCCATCACCACGGTGGCCGCGGGGGTCGGCGTGCCGGGCACGAAGACGATCGGGCTCTCGCGCGGCACCGCGGTCGCGACGATGGCGCTGCTCGTGCGCGGCCCGTCCCCGGAGATGGCCGACGGTGTCGCGCAGTACGAAGTCCCGCGGGCGGCGCAGACGGGGAACCCGGCGCCGGTGTTCCGGAACGGCGAGCCCGCGGGCCTCGCGCTCGAGTGGACCGCGCTGGTCGATACCGACGCGGCCTCGGCGGATGAGTACTTCGGACGGCTCGTCGTGCAGACGGCCGATGCCGAGACCTAATCTCGCCGGTCGGGTCGCGGCGCTGCGCACGGAGATTGCCGCGCATAAAGCGGCCATCCGGCGTCACCGGGAGCAGTTGCGCAGCGCCGCCTCGACCCTGACCGCCCTCGAGGCCGAGGCGCGCGCCGTCGGCCTCGAGCTCGTGATGCAGGCGCGCCCTGGCGCAGGAGTTCTCCATGGCCCGTCCGAAGCCCCCCACGCCGACCCCGGCCGCCCGCGCGGCGCCGCTCTTGGATCTCCACGCGCTGACGGTCCGCCCGATCGTCCGGATTCAGGATGTCGACTACGACATGCGGACACCTGACGAGGTGTCCGTGCTCGAGCAGCATCGCCTCGTGACGCTGGGCCAGCGGGTGGAAGCCCTGGAGGCGCTGAGCGATCCGAGCGACGCGGACCAGGCCGAGTACGAGCGGAGCTTGACGAGCATCTGTCAGCGCGTCCTCCTGGCGCCGCCCGAGGTGATCGAGCGGCTGACGATCCCGCAGCGCGCGGCGGTGGCCCTAAGTTTTTCGCGGCTCTGGTTGATGGCGAGCCTCCAGACAACCAGAGCGATCGTGGAGGCGGCGAAGACGCACCAGGCCCAGACGATTGGGGGGTGCTCATTCCCCGGCTCCAACACGCCTACGGGGGCACCCCAATGATGTGGCTCGACGGGACGCCGCGGGGCCTCGTCCGGGCGCACCTTCGGATGCTGCCGCGCCTCGAGGCCGAAGAGGCCTTGGAGATGAGCGCGCGGGTCGCCGTGGGGGCGGGGAGCCTGAAAGCCCAGGGGGTCCGAGACGCGGTGCAGCGCTGGCGGCGCGCCGCGCGCGGCGACCAGCCGCCTGAGCGGTTGGCGCCGGCCGCGATGGGGGCCTACCACATTGGCTATCACCGGGTGGTGAAGCGAACGGATCAGCCGACCATCCAATGACGGAGCCCGGTCTCGGCCGCACCGTGCTGGAACTGCGAGCGGATACGGCGAAGTTCTACCCCGAACTCGGAGCCGCGAAGAAGGAGGCGCTCGGCTTCGGAGGCGTGTTCGGCCCGATCGGGAAGGACCTGAAGACGTTCGGCAGTGAGACGACGAAGATCGGGAAGGTCCTCACCACGAGCCTGTCCTTGCCGCTGACGCTCGCCGGCGGGGCCGCCGTCAAGTTCGCGGTCGACTTCAACAAGGCGATGGCGAACGTCGCGACCCTGATTCCCGGCAATCGCGCCCGCGTCGACGAGCTGAAGATCGCCGTGCAGGAGATGGCCATCGCCACGGGGCAGAGCACGGACGATCTGGCCGGCGGCCTCTATCAGGTCATCTCCGCCTTCGGGGATACCAGTGACACCGCCAAGATCCTGGAAATCAACGCGAAGGCGGCGGCCGCCGGCGTGGCAAGCACGACGGATGCGATTGACCTCACGTCCGCCGTCACGAAGGGGTACGGCGACACGAGCGCGGCCGCCGTCCAACAGGTCTCCGACTTGGCGTTCCAGGCGGTCAAGCTCGGGCAAACGACGTTCCCGGAACTGGCCGGGTCGATCGGCCGCGTCACGCCGCTGACCGCCGAGCTCCGCGTCGAGCAGGCGGAGCTCTTCGGCGTCATGGCGACCTTCACGGGCGTCACGGGGAAGGCGGCCGAGGTCTCGACCCAGCTGCGCGGCGTGCTCCAGGCCCTGCTCTCGCCGACCGACGCCATGAAGGGGCTCTTCCAGGAGCTCGGCGTGGAGTCCGGCCGGGCCCTGATCGAACAGCGGGGCTTGCACGGGGCGATCCTGGCCATCGTCGAGACGGCCAAGAGCCGCGGCAAGGATCTGAAGGACTACATCGGGTCCATCGAAGGGCAGACGTTGGCGCTCTCGGCCGCCGGTGCGCAGTCGACGACCTTCGCCGAGAAGCTCGGGGAAATGCGGAAGGTCGCTGGGGCGACCGAGCAAGCCTTCAAGGATCAGACGGAGGGGGTCAATCAAGCGGGGTTCGCCTGGGAGCAGCTGAAGCAGACGGCCATCGTGGCCGCCCAGCGTCTCGGAGACGAGCTCCTGCCCGTCATCTCGGAGGCGCTGCGCGACCTCAAGCCGCTCGGCGATCAGGTCCTCGCCGCCGTCCGCGCGTTCAAGGACCTCCCGACACCGGTGAAGGACGCCGCGGTCGTCCTCGGCGGCCTGCTCATCATTGCGGGGCCGGTGGCCATTGGCATCGGCAAGATCACCACGGCCATCAACACGATGATGGCGAGCAAAGGCCTGGCGGTGCTGACCGGCCTGGCGCCGAAGCTGCTCTCGATCGGCACCGTCGTCGCGGGGCTCGGGGCGGCCCTCGGCGCCGCCTTCACGGCCGAGGTGATGCAGGCGGTCACCGCCGGGCGGGACCTGCTCGACATTGAACGCGACATCGCGACCGTGCTCGGGCAGAGCGGTGGGATCGTGGACATCAGCCGCGGCGAGTGGCTCCGATTCGCGGAGAGCATCACCGTCGTCGGCAAGGCCGCGGAGGCCACCACGCCGCCCGTCGTCACCCTCACCGAGGCCCAGCAGAAGCTCATCGACCAGCACACGGGAAAGGAGCTGCTGGCGAAGGCGCGCGACTACGCCGTCGTCCTGGGGCGGATCGGCAGCGCCTCGAAGCTCACGGCAGCCGAACAGGCCGAGTACCGGGACGTGTTCGCCGCCGTGATCGAGAAATACCGGCTGCTGGGCCCGGCGGGCCAGACGGTCGTCGCCCAGTTCGAACGCCTGGCGCAACGCATTCCGCTCGCCTCCACCGCGCTGCGTACCTACGACGCGACGCTGCCCCCGGCGATCCAGGGGATGCAGACCTTGACCCTCTGGGCGGAGGATCTGCGCGAGGCGATCGGGCCGGTCATCGGCCTGATGCCGGCGATCCCCAGCCAGGCCCGGGCCATTGGCGCGGCCCTCGACGAGGCGAATCTTGATGATCTGACCGGCTGGGTCAGCGCCGTCGGCGAGTTGTCGAGCGGGTTCAGCGAGTTCGCGCAGATCGCCGAGGGGAGCATGGCGACCGTCGTGCGGGCGGTGGGCCAGGGCGTCAGTGCCTTTGCCCTGCTCGGCCGCGGCTTTGAGCAGGTCCGGAAGGGGCAGGCCGCGGTGGCGGAGGCGGCCGATACAGCGGCGCGCGTGAGCGCAGGGATTCAGATCGCGGCCGGGGCGCTCAGCATGGGCGCCTCGATGTTTTCGATCGTGCTCACGATCGGCCACTACTTCGATGACCTTCAGCGGCGAGAGAACGAGGTCCTCAAGGCCAACACGGCGCTCGTCGCGAGTTTCATCGAGCAGCAGGGCGGGCTCGCGGCGCTCCGGCGCAACCTGCAGCTGACGGGGGTCGAGTGGGACGCGTGGGCCAACTATCTCGAGCGGGTGAAGGGCAGTGCCTACGGGACGGAGCACGCTATCGAGGCCCTGACCAACGCCCTGGAGGCCCTCAAGGCCCGCCAGGCGGCGGCGGCCTCGGCCGTGGCGCTCACGGGCGAGCTGATCACCGACTGGGTGACGCCGATTCGGGAGGCGCGCGCCGGCCTGACCGCCGCCCAGCAGGCGTACGACGACCTGAAGGCCGATCCGGAGGCCGACCCGTTGGCGCTCGCGCGGGCGGCCGCGAAGGTCGATGAGTTCCGGGCGAAGCTGCAGGGTCTCGCGCCGGATGCCCGGGAGGCCTTCGACTCGCTCGAAGAATACGCCGTCGGGGCCTTCGCGGCGGCGTTCACGACCACGGGCGACTTCTACGGGTCGCTGCAGTCGATGGGGCCACTCCTCGATGACCTGGTGGAGGGCCAGGAGGCGCTCGGCCTGGAAGGGTCCGACGCGATCCGGGAGCTGCTCGGGATCCGGACCGTGCAGCGGGAGTACGCGGGCCTCCTGACCCCGCTCAACACCGCCACGCGCGCCGTCCAGGCCATGCACCAGGCCGGCGTGGACAGCGACCAGGCGTACCAGGCCCTCGGGCGCGACGCGAAGCGGACCTACGACGCCATGATCGCGGGCGTGGTCGACGCGAACACGGCGCAGGCCCTCATGCAGCCCACCCTGCAGGCGCTCTGGGCCCTCTGGAAGGACGGGAAGGGGGCCGTCGACGATGAGACCGCGGCGCTCCTCCGGCAGGCCGAAGAGCACGGGATCGTCGGAGAGAACCAGCAGACGATCAACGAGCAGCTGCTCGGGATGTTCGGCGATCTGAAGGCGGCGATCGACCTGATGACGATCGCGATTACCGACTGGGGCCAGGCGGCGGCGAACGCGTTCGGTCGGGCAGCGGGCGAGGCCGAGATCTACGGCAAGGCGGTGCCACGCGGGACCCCGGCGCTCCCGCAGGTCGGCGGTGGGTCCGCCGCCCCCCGGACGCCACCGGGCGCCGGCGGGGTGTTTCACAAGGGCGGCCTGGTCGGCGCGCGCCCGGTGGGCGCGACGTTCTGGGCCGCCGGCGCGCGGTATGCGACGGCGCACACGGGGATGCTGGTCGGTCACACCGCGCTCCGAGCCAGCGACGTCCCCATCCTCGCGGAGGCCGGCGAGGGGATCCTCTCGCGCGACGTCGGGATGCGCACGCTGGCCGCGCTCAACGCGGGGCGCCTGCCCGGACGGGACGTGCATCAGACCGTGCAGGTCATCCTGGGGCGCCGCGTGGTGGCGGAGGTGGTGGCCGAGGCGCTGCCGGAGTTCCTGCGTGTGGTGGGAGGCCTCTGATGTCACCGCTCCTCAGCATCGCGGGCACGGATCGGAGCGAGTGGCTCGAGGCCGCGAGCCTGTGCATCCAGGACCGCCTCGGGAGTCGATCGACGCTGCATCTCGTGCTCGGTGGCGACGACCTGGACGCGTACGACGAGGATCCGTACTGCCCAGAGGAGGATGACGACCTCGTCGTGGCGGACGATGCGGATCCACCGGTGCCGCAGTTCGGCGGCTACGTCCTCCTTCCGGAGCGCTCCGGCCGCGGCGCGATGTCCGTCGTGCAGGTCGATGCGGTCGACTACAACGTCCTCGCCGATGACCGGTACGTCACCGCGAGCCTCCCGGCCGGCCAGACGCTGAAGCAGATCGTCACGGCCCTCGCGGCGTATCTCCCGGGGACCATCACCCTGGACCCGGCGATGCCTGACGGCCCGGTGATGGGGATCATCGAGTGGAGCGAGCGCCGCCTCTCGGATTGCTATACCGAGCTCATGACGCAGACCGGGGGGCAGTACGTGATCCGCATCGGCCCGGATGCCGTGCAGCGCATCCTCGTCCTCGGCTCGCGCGCGGCGCCCTTCAGCATCACGGACGCCGTGCCGAATATCCTTGACGATCCCGCGCCGAGCGTCCGACGGCTCCGCGACCAGTTCGCGAACCGCGTGTCGATGCGCTACGGATCCGGCCAGGGCTATCACGAGCAGGACGTCACGACGATGCTCGGGCAGACCACCTATGTGACGGAGTATCCGGCCCCGAACGACATCAACACGCAATGGCCGAACCAGCTGATCGTGGATGGCTCCCCCGTGTGTCCCATCTTCTGGAAGGGGACGGAACCTCCGGGCGGCGCGTGGACCTGGGACTGGGAGACGCACACGCTGACGAACGAGACCGGCACACCCTTGACAGCCGGATCGGTCGTGCACGTGTGGCAGACCGTGCAGTATCCGTGCACGGCCATGGCCGAGGATGTCCCCGACCAGACGGCCCGCGGGCGCATCATCGAGTGGTTCGCGCCGCCGATCGCGGATGTGATCCCGAAGGCGCAGGCCGAGGCGATCGTCGCGGGCTACCTCGCGCAGCGGCTCGCCTTGCCGCGGGAGTTTTCCGCGACGACGGATGAACCCGGGCTCGCGCCAGGGCAGACGATCCCGATTCAGTGGTCGCGCCTGAAGATCGACGCGCTGACGGAATTTCTCGTCACCAGCGTGACGTACCGCCACATCGCTGGTGGGGAGGGCACCTGGGCGTTCACGACCGTTGAGGGGAACGTCTATCTCGGGTCCTTCCTCGACACCTATCGCGCCTGGAGCGGCGGCGGCTCAGGCAGTGGGGGCACTGGCGCCGGTAGTGTTGTGATCACCGCTGTTGGCACGTTTTCTCCCATCCACCTTGGCGGTACCCGTAACGCTCCTGTCGCACCGAGTCCAGCCGACTGGGTGCCGGTGACCAACTGGATCCCATTCCTGGCGGACGCCACGTTCACGGGACAGGTGCGCGTGGACGTGTGGGCGCGGAACGCGGGCATCACGGTGACCGCGCGGCTGCGCAACGTGACGGATGCCCTTGACTGGGAGTCGGATCCCGTGACCTCGCAGTCGCCGACAGAGAAGGTCATCGCTGGGATCCCGATCGTGGCGGGCAAGCGGTATCGGCTCGAAGTGCTGAACAGCGCGGCAGGGGAGGCAGTCTATGCGATCGGGCAACTTGAGCATGCGTAGCCTCGGGACGGTCCTCGCGCTCCTCGCGCTCCTCGTGTCGTCCGCTGGGGCCCAGAGTGAGGTCGACGCACTCCGGCTCTATCTGGGGTCATCGCCAGGTTGCGCCTTCTCCACCGGGTCCGGCTCGCCTGAGAACGCGGTGACCGGCACCATCTGCGACACCTACTGGCGTACCGATGCGGCGGAGGTGTACCTCAAGACCAGCGGGAGCGCAACAAACACCGGCTGGACGAAGGTGGCGTCAAGCGCCGATGCGTACCTGGCCTATACGAACGTGGCCAACACCTTCACGGCGCAGCCGCAGACTGTCAACCAGGAAGCGACATCCGGCACAGGACTGGCGCTGACGCGGACGGCAGGGTATTGGACCGACCTCGCGCTTCAGACGGCGGGCGTGAACCGCTGGAACGTGCGGGTGTCCGAAACGGCGGAAACCGGATCAAATGCGGGGTCGGACTTCCAGCTCATCCATCGTGCTGATGATGGGGCGTCGTTGGGGGTGGCCCTGGGTATCACGCGGGCGTCCGGTCTGGTGACGGTCGAGCACGACCTGAGTGTCTCCGGCGGGACCGTGTACGTGGGAGCGGATACAAGCTGGTACCGCTCCGGCGTGGATCTCCTGGGCACGTCTGATCGGACAATTATTACACGCACGAACACGACAGACGTGGCTCTCAATGCCTGGGTGAGCGGCGAGAGCTGGGGCCGCCTCTATGCCTACGCCGATGGCGATCTGGCTTGGGGTGACGGCACCGCCACACCCGACGTCACGATCTCCCGCTCGGCAGCGAACACGTTGGAACTGGCGTCCGGTGACGCGTTGGCGACCAGCTACACGTCCGGCTGGGCGGGCAGCGGGTATCACTTGGACTACAACCAGAGTTACGCCAACCAGAGCTTTTTGGAGCTGGACCGCCTGAATGTGCGCGGGGTGATGAGCGTCTACGAACTGCTGGTGCATCAGATCCGCGCGACGAACGGCAGTATTTTCGTGGCGAACACGGGCAAGGCGAAGACCGTCACGGACAACGGAGGCGGCAGCTACACCATCGAAACCGAGACCGAGCACGGCTTTGCTGTCAATGACCTCATCCGTTCGCAGCGCATCACAGGAACCGTGACTCAGTGGCTAACCGACATGACCGTGACGGCCGTCGCCGACACCACTCACTTCACGGCGACGTTGCGGTCGGGGTGGACCGCGCCGACTGCGGGCATGGAGTTCGTGCGGATTGGCAACAGCAGTGACACCGACCGCCAGGGCTCGATCTACCTCACTGCCGACGACACGGGTGCGCCGTACATTCAGTTTCAGGACGATGTTGACGCCTGGACCGACTGGAACGTGGACGCGACGATCAAAGGGCGCATTGGGAATCTGAACGGCGCGTGCGGGTACACCAGCAATCTTTACGGCGCGTGCTTCGGTCAACAAGGAGGGCGGCGCATCACTATTGAAAACACGAATGGCGTGCGGCTGTACGACGGGGCTAATAACTTGCGGACGCAGGTTGGGGCCAGCGCGATGGGACTGTACGGCGGGAACGGCACGCACCCGATGATCTCGCTGGATGGCACGAGTGGCATCCAGATCACGAACAGTGCGGGCGCGACTGTCGCTTCCTTCGACATGAGCGGCAACGCACGACTAGCAAACTCCGTCCTCGTCGGCTCGACGGGCACGGTAGACATGCAAGACGTGATGGGCTGGGCGCATGCGAGCGACACAACCTACATTGATGGCGGAGACATCTACACCAACACTGTTACGGCGGCCAAGATTAGCGCCCTTGATGGGGGGCCTAACCGACTCAAGAACTCGTCCTTCGAGACCACGTGGACGTCGGAATGGGCTGAATACGACAACGGCGCTGAGGCGACGGCCGGCACCGCGGCGACGAGTCCCTATCATGGCAGTGCGGCCTACTACATCACCTGGGCAGGCACGAGCACGAACACGAAAGGGGTGTTCTACCTCGGCGGGACCAACTACGCGGCGTGGGTGCCCTATCAGAGCTACGTGATTTCGTTCTATGCGCGGACGGAGAGTGCCGTCTCGCCCGCGGCCACGGGCATGGGCTTGATGTGGAATACCTCTCCTGCCACGACCGTCCCCATCGTGAACCCCAACCTCACGACGTCGTGGCAACGGTATGCCTTTCGCATCACATGGGGCGCGTCGGTGGAGGCTACGGCGGGGTGCTTCTTTGTCACGATAGCGCCGTATGTGGGGACGGCAGCCAATTCCCTTTACCTCGATGCGGTGAAAGTCGAGACGGGCGAGCTGCTGGGGAGCTACACGCCAGCCCTAGAGGAGGTCCCGCCGGGGACGATTGTTGCCGCCCATATCGCCGCAGGCACCATTACGGCCAACGAACTCGCGGCCAATTCGATCACCGCCGCAGACATGCTGGCCGGGACCATTACAGCCACCCAACTGGCGACCGACTTGGTGATTGCCAACACGATCCGGTCCTCTGGTGCGACCGCGCTCGCTACAGGGGCTGGGTTCTGGCTGGATGCCACAGGCACGCCGACGTTCCGCGTAGGTGATCCTGCGGGTGGGCACCTGAAGTGGGACGGTACGACCTTGACCATCGGCGCGTGGGACGTCGGTCTGTACGGCATCTACCATCACGGCGGGGCGGAGGCGACGAGCGGCGGGCTGGCTCCGGCCGACTATCCCTTCTGGTCAGGCGCCACGTACGCCAACCGCGCGACTGCGCCGTTTCGTGTGACCCTCGCCGGCGCCTTGTATGCCACCGGGGCCACGATCTCAGGCGCGATCACGGCCACCTCGGGCAGCTTCACGGGGACGGTGTACGCGGGCGGGGGCTATTTGGGCACGGCGTCCACCGACGCGGCGATTGATAGCGATGGCATCACCATCGGCTCGACCGGGCGCATTCGGGGCGGGGCCACGGCCTACGGCACGGGGAACGGGTGGTGGCTGGGGTATGACGGCGCGTACAAGTTCCGCGTGGGCGATCCGTCCGGGCAGCGCATGACGTGGGACGGCAGCGATCTGGAAGTCTATGGCGACTCGTACAACCTGGGGGCGGCGGGCCTGCTCTTTGACGAGGCGTCAAGCGGCTCCGACTACGCCTCGATGGTGCGCTGGTCGGATGGCAGCTTCATCGCGGCCCGCAACGACCTGAGTGCGTTGCATCTGCAAGGCCCAAGCACCGCGACGATCAACCTGTACGGGACAACGATTGGCTTCTGGGGCGCGGCGGGGCATGGCGTCGAGCTGAACGCGGACGAGCTGATGCCCGAATACAACAACGACCTCGATCTGGGCACGAGTGCCAACAAATGGAAAGACATCTGGGCCTACGGCACCGTGTACGCCGGCACCACGATCAACGTGGCAGGCCAGACGGGGATTACGGGCGCGAATTACGGCACGTGCGGCAGTGGCATTTACAGTCTGGACCTCGCCGGGGGGATCGTGTACGGCGTGACCTGCAACGCGCCAGAAGCCTCGCCCTCCGCTCAGGTGCTGGCACTCTGGCAGGAACTGCACGCAGTACGGGCCGAGCTCGCCACGCTGCGGGCGGGAGGCCAGCGATGAGCCTGCTGACCTGGGCGGCGGGCGTGCTCGGCGGTCTGATCGTGCTGGGGCTCGTGCTCGCGGCGCTCATCACGCTGTGGTGCGACCTGCACAGCGCGTGGGAAGGAGGCATGATGCGGAGTGGGCGCATGGCACAGCTGGGTGTCGGCCTCCTGGTCGGTCTCGTCATGGGCACCGGCGCCCGCGCGCTGACACAGGTGCCCACCCCGCCGGTTGGGACCGAGGCCGTCGCGGCCCAAAACCCGGCGCCGGTCGGGCCGGCGGAGCCGTCCGTCCCGACCCTCGCCGAGGTCGACGCCCTTCTGCTCGACAAGTTGCTGCTCGTCGATGAGAACTTGCAGCTCCGCGTGGCCGCCCTCCAGGAGGAGATCCGGCGGAACCGGGCGGAGATCCAGACACACCTGCGACGGCTCGAGCAGGCAGGCTACACCCTGACCCGCGACCAGGCGGGGACCTGGCGCTATGAGACAGCGCCGGCGAAGAAGGAGACCCCATGAGAGCCCTGCGTATGCTGGCCCTCGTCCTGAGCCTGCTCCTCTTCTCGACCGGCGCGATCGGGCAGTCGCCCGTGCTGGCGAGCGAGTCCCTCGGCGAGACGCAAACCGAACTCGCGAAGTGGGCCGTGACGCAGGGCGGCTTATTCCTCGTGGTGTTACTGCTGGTCTGGTCCTATCGGCGGGACTTCACCCGGGTGCTGGCGGGTGAGCAGGACCGGGCCGACCGGGCGTTGACCCTGATGCAGGCGACGACGGCCGCCCTGGTCACGCATAGCGAGGCCCTGCGGGTCCTCACGAACTGTGTCAACACGCTCGCCGAGAACGTCAAGGCATGTCAGCTCGTGCAGCAAGTGCTCCACACGAAAGTGGACCCATGATCGACCAGCTCCTCGCCCCCTCGGGCTGTGCGCCGGACGTGACCTGGCGCCAGGATGGCTGGTGGGTCGCCTATGGCGCGCCCGGCGCGGTCAACACCCTCCGGCTCGTGACCGTCGATCGCGAGGGGCACCGGCTGGCGGAGCGCGAGATCGCGGCGGGCCTCAACACGTTGCTGGCCTTTCCCCGCCTCTGCGGCCCCTGGCTGGCCTACCGGGCGGATGACACCACGGCGCGCCTCTACAACCTCGAGACGGCGCGTGAGGCCATCCTTGGGCCCTGTGCGGGCAACGATCCCGTGGCGCTCTCGGGTGAGTATGTGGCCTGGCAGACCCCGGACTGGCGGGTGGTCCGCCGCGCCCTTGACGGCCTCGACGTGGTCGACGTGCGCGAGGGCGCGCCGCCAGGCCTCAGCCACATCGATGCCGCGGGGCGGGTGTGGCTGATCGACGAGGTGCGGTTCGGGCACCGCACGCCGGAGGGGCGCCTCATCTTCGATGATGTCTTGCGCGACGTGGCCGGCACGCGGCCCGCCTGGGCGGACGCGCTGGTCGCCTGCGAGGCGCCTGAGGCGGGCATCATCCTGCACGACCTCATCGCGGTCCGCGAGGTGCGGCTCTGGCCGTCGCACGTCAGTTATCCGCCGCACGTGGCCATCGGCCCCCCAGGCCTCGCGGCGGTCGTCACCTGGAGCGGCCCGGGCGTCCGCCTCGCGCTGGTCGACCTGGTCACGGACCTGGCTGCGTACGTGGCGCCGCCGCCACTCCGACCACCGACGGTCCGGTCGCTCACCGTGACCCCTCCGGGCGGCGCGGCACCGCTCACCGTGACGGCGACCGTGGCCCTCGACGATGCGATCACCTGGCGCTGGCTGCTCGACGGCGTGATCCATCCGCCGCACGACGGCCTGACGCATACCTTCCCCGAGCTGCGCGAGGGCACGCACACCATCGGTCTCCGCATTGCGGGCGGAGTTGCGGAGCCGGTCACGCCGGCCCCGTGTGTCGTCACGGTCGACCCTCCGCCCGCCCCGCCTCAGGACCCCATCCCGGGCTTTCGGGAGGGATTCCGCGGCGTACACACCGGCTTCGGCGAGGTGCGCGGGGCTGCGCTCTACGCGGCGCTGCGCGCCCGTGGCGCTGAGCTGGCGCGCATCGAAGCCGCCCATGATAGCGACGCCGACCTGACGGCAGCGATCGTCCAGGAAGTGCTGGACGCTGGGCTGCGCCCCTTGACCATTTGTCGGACTCTGGCCGACCTCGCGGCCGTACCGGCCTGGACGGACGTCGAGTGGCAGAACGAGCCGGACGGACAGGTGTGGCCGGGGCGGCACTTCTCGCCGGCGCACTACATCGCCAGCTTGCCCGAGGTGCTCACACTCTGCGCGGAGCGGCACCTCCGGCTCTGGGTCCCGAGCATTGGCACCATCGCCCGCGACCCGCTGGCCTGGCTCGCCGCAGTGCTGCCCGCCGTGCCAGAGACCGTCGGGATCAGCGCGCATTGCTACCCACAGGCCAATCTCCACTTCGAGGCCGCTCCGCCTGGCTTTGCGACTCGCTGGGCGGCAGTGCTCGCGTTCAAGGCGCTCATCGCCCCGCGCCCGTTTCTGATCTCAGAGTGTGGGTACCACCAGTCGGCACGAGGCGTGACCTGGCGTTGGCTCCGCTGGCTGCTGCAGCTGCTGGGGCTCTACTCTCCGCCGCTGACGCATGAGGCCATCGCTGACCGGATACGCCGAGAGGTGGCGCTCTGGCGCACCGCTGGAGCGGACGCGTGGGTCTGGTATCAGGTGGATGATGCGCAGACAGGGCTCCGCTATGGGCTGCGGGACGCGCAGGGGGTCTGGAAGGTCCCCCAGTCCGACATCGCGACCTGGGACGATGAGGTGATGGGATGAGAGGCCGTGTCACGCTGTGCACCGTGCTGGTGGCCGTGCTCGGCGCCTGCCTCGGGCCGACGCTCCCGGTGGTCGTCTCGCCGCCGACGACCCAGTCCATCAGCTTCGTGGCGATCGACGCGCGCACGGGCGCTCCGGTCGCTGGCGCCACCGTGCGGTACCAGTATCAGGACGGCGTCATTGGGGCCCAGCAGACCGACACGCAGGGACGGACGACCTACAGCATCCCCTCCGGCGTGCGGGACTCGCACGTCTGGGTGGTGGCCGAGGGCTACCAGCTCCTGAGCCAGCATGTCGACGCCGCCCCGCATGCGGTGATCGTCCTCCATCTCGCGTCGGACCTGCCGCCGCCACCCGTCCGCCGCGGATCGCTTCGGATCGTCGGCGGTGGCTTTGCCGACGACACCGGGCCGACGCTCCCGGTGTTCTGCCATTTCGGCGATGCCTTCGCGGCCTATGTGCGCACGCCCGAGGCGGTGCTCGCGCAGCTCGATGTGATCGTGCGGGCCGGCTATCGAGGCATCCGGTTCTGGACCGTGCTCGGCGGCGAGTACTGGACCAGCAAGGGGCGCGAGGTTGGCCCAGACATCACGACGGACTACTGGGCGCAGCTACACGCATTTCTCGCGGCGTGCCACGCGCACGGGCTCCAGAACGTCATCAGCCAGGGCGACGTCGGTCGCATCCCGGATCGGGTCGCGTTCATGCGACGCCTCGCCGAGACCGTCACCGCCGTTGGCCCCGACGTCGCGGCCATCGTCGACGCCGGCAATGAGGCCTGGCAGACCGGCGATCCCGATCCATGGAAGCTGGCCGAAATGGTGGCGGCGTTCCGGACCGTCTGTCCACAGCCGCTCCTCACGCTCACTTCGCCGCAGTACGGGTGGGCCACGAAGGAAGAGGCCAGGGCGGACTTCAACCAGTACTCAATCCCGCCAGCCGACCTGTATGACGTGCATGGGTATCGAGGGGGCGACGGGCGCGACAAGCCCGCGTGGCCTGCGAAGGTGCGGCACATCTTCAGCCTTGCCTACGAGGTCAAGCCGCGCCTGCGTCTCGGCGTGCAGTCAGAACCCACTGGGCCGGGTGAGCTCGTGAGCGTCACGGAGAATCAGCACGAACTCGACGACCACGTCCTCGCCGCGATGGCGGTCGTGTCCCTGATGGCCCGGCAGGCGTGGGTGTACATGTCCGGACACGGGGTGTCGTGGCAGGGCCCCTTGGAGCAGCAGCCCGGCTTCTGGGCTGTCCCCCAGGCCGTCGCGCTCCTGCCACTGGACCTGACCGCATGGCCGACACTCGTGCACGGAGGCCAGCTCTGGGCAGGCACGCGAGTGTTTGCCGCGCACGGAGAGACACGCGCGGACCAGGCCCTGTCCGCTGATGGGCGCTTCGTCGCGCTGATCTACGGGCCGGATCCCGTCGGAGGCGAGCTCCCGGAGCGGCCCTGCGAGGTCACGCTGGATCGGGCCTTGGGACCGTCGGTGCGGCTCGTGGCTGGATACCTGCGGTGAGCGCGATGAGATACGAGGACCCGCGCACCCGACTCGCTGTGGCCTCACGGCCGTCGCCGCACTTCACCTGGGACGAAGTCGCGTGCTGGAACCGGCTCCGCAACGCGCGCGGGGAGCCGACCCCGTTCGAGGGCGTGCCGCCCGGTGCGTTGATCGCGCCGTACCCGATTGACTGGCGCGACACGCGCCTCGTCGGACTGCTCGACGCGTGCGAGACGATCCGCGCATGGTGGGCGCGCCCGATCGTGCTGTCGTCCTGTTATCGGACGCCGGCGTACAACGCCGCCATCGGCGGCGCCTCGACCAGCCAACACCTGTTCGGACGGGCGGCGGATCTGCACCGGCCCGCGGGCCTCTCGCCGCAGGAGTTCTACGATCGGATCCGCGCCTACGCCGTGAGCCCCTCGAGCGGCTCGCCGATTCGCGGGATCGGGTGGTATCCCTGGGGGGTCCACATCGACCTCCGGCCGTCGCAGGTGATCCGGTTCTGGCGCAGTGACCGGCCAGGGGCCGAGCTCGTGGCGCTGGCGCGCCCGACGGCCCATGGGGAAGGAGAGCGAGCATGAGAACACGCCACCTGGCGCTGATCGGGCTGCTGGTAGGACTGATGACCGTCCGGGTGACGCCGGCGGGTCCGACCCCGGCGACGCCACACCTGACCAGCTCAGCCGCACTCGAGACGGCCTATCCCGGGGACGCGATCGAATGGGACCAGCCGGCGGCCACGGAGACCGAGGCGCAGAGCCTTGTCCACACGATCGCCTGGGACGGCGGCGCGCGCGCGGACATCACGACGCGGGTCTGTGACCCCTGGGTCGCGGCGACGGCGATCATGCGGTGCGAGATGCCAGTCCCGCCGACCACGACCGCCGGCAGTCACACTATCACGTTGACCGCCTACCGGGTCGTGAGCGGGACGCGGTATGAGTCGCCCGCGAGCGAGCCCTTCACGTTCGTCTACGAAGTGCCGGCGCCCCCGCCGCCGCCGACCGGGTGCCGGATCAAGCGGGGGAGCGGGGGGAGCTGACAATGCCGGTCGGGTATTACCTGATCCCGATGACGAGCGGGCCGTACAGCCGCGCGAACCCACAGCGCCCGCAGTATGTGGACGAGATCCGGTGCAACTGGACCGGGCACAACGTCGACCTGTTCACGCTCTTCGTCTGCAAGGTCAACACGACGGCCGAGAAACACGCCGACCTCAGCAGCCGAGCGGGCGTGTTCCCGTTTCCGGAAGGCGTCGAGTGGGACACGGTCATCTCGACGCTCGCGGCGAACCTCCGCAACCGCATCCGCACCAAGCTCACGCAGCACGACATCCCCTACGACCCCAGCGAAACCATCGGTGAGCTGGTCATGCGCGTGATCAACATCGGCCTCTGGCACGACCCCGACACGGTGGAGAATGTCACGGCGGTCGATGCCCTCTTCTCCGCGCTCCCTCCGGGCCAACAGAACAAGATCACCGCCCTCTGCACCAAGTGGGCGCTGCCGCCACCGGCGAACACGGAAACGGTGTCCGCGATGTCGAAGCGCATGGGGCCGCGATGGTGGTACGGGCCGTCGCTGGCGGTGAGGGAGTTCTAGGATGGCGCTGCCCGCGACCGACACCTTCGGCCGCGCAGATGGGGCACTGGGCTCCAACTGGACGGGGTCTGTCGGGTCGGATCTGCAGATTGTCGACGGGCATGTCACGGGTGAGGTCAGCGCCGATTCGTCCATGTATTGGAACGCCGACCTGCCTGGCGACGCCCAGTACGTCCAGTGTGTTCTGAGTTACCCAGGGAGGTATCTCGGCCCTCTCTGCCGCGGCAGCGCGACCGACTGGGTGATGCTGGATTCCAGCACATTTCTTGATGGCGTGGACATCGAATGGTACCACGGAGGGAACTGGACGGTTATTGGGTCCGAGTATGAGGTCACACCGCAAGAGGGAGATGTTCTCAAGGTCACGGTCTCTGGTAACACCTTCACTGGGTACGTCAACGGCACTCAACGAATTCAGGGGCAGAACGCATATGCGCCGAGCAGTGGATACGGAGGCCTCTACGCGTTTAGCGCAGACGGGACACTAGACGACTTCGAGGTAGGGAATCTCGCGGCCGGCACGAGCTACAACGAGGCCGTGGGGCTCTCCGCGGCGGCCGCGCTGAGCCCGGCGGCGGCCGCGGTCTTCGGTGCGGGCGTGGCGATGGGCGGGAGCGCCGGGCTCACGCCGGCGGGCATCGGGGTCTTTCCGTCGACGCTGAGCCTCGCCGCGGCCTCGGCCTTGACGCCGTCGGTGAGCGCGGTCTATCCGACGTTGGCGGCCTTTGGCGCCGCCTGCGGCCTCGCTCCCCAGGCGACCCTCACGCGGGAGCAAGCCGTCGCGCTCGCGGCGGGCGCTCAGCTCAGCCCCGCCGCGGTGGCGACCCTCCTTGGGGTGCTCTCGCTCCCGGCGGGTGCGAGTCTCACCCCAGGCGGGACACTCGTGGCCCTTGCGGCAACGAGCCTCGCGGGGCACGCAGCGGTCGCGGCGCAGGTCGCCGGCGCCTACCTGGCGAGTCTCGGTCTGCCGAGCTCGTCGGCGCTGTCCCCGGCGGCGAGTGCCGAGCTCGTCGGCGCGGTGGCGCTGCCCGGCGGGAGCGCGTGTGCGCTGGCCTCGCTGCTCGTGGCGCAGGCCGCGGCGACGCTGAGCGGCCAGGCCGCCTTGGCGACGACGCTCGGCGCGACCTATGCCGACGCGGTCTCCCTGGCCGCGACGGCTGCGCTGAGCCCAGAGGCGTTGCGCGTGCTCGCCGCGCAGCTCAGCCTGCCGGCCGAGGCGCTGCTGGCGCAGGAGGCCCTGGGGTCCTTCGTCGCCAGCCTGCAGCTCCCGGCGGGCGTGAGCCTCAGCCCGACGGCCGTCCGGCAGCTCGTTGCCATGCTGAGCCTGCCGATCGGGGCGGCGTTGTCGTTCGCCTCGGTATTGCACGCGCAGCTGGCGGTGGCACTCGCCGGGCAGGCGGCTCTCGCGGCCACGCTCGGAGGGACCTTCGCCGAGGCGGTGGCGCTCGCCGGCGGCGCCAGCCTCGATCTGGCGACCCAACAGCAGATCGTCGCCGGGCTGCTGCTGCCGGCTGGGGCCACGGTGACGCCCGAGGCGCTCCGCGTGCTGGCCGCGCAGCTCGCGCTGCCTGGCACGGGGGCGCTCGAGACGAGCGTGCTGCAGCAGCTGGCGGCGACGCTGGCCCTGCAGATCCAGGCGGACGTGACGACGGCCGGGACTCAGATCGCCCAGACGCTGCTCGGGCTGGGCGTGTCGGCGGCCGTCGCGCAGTCGGCGACCGCGACGGTCTCGGCCGCGCTGGCGCTGGCGGCCGCCGCGACCTTGACAAGCGCCGGGCCGCTCGACCCGACGCTGATTCGGCTGATCGCGATCGCGCTCACCACGGCGACGTTGAGTGGCGTGTCCGCCGAGGCGGCCACGCTGCGAGACGTGAGCGTCACGACCGCCCGATTGACGGACGTGTCAGTGGAGGCCGCGTCATGACCCGCGCGTCGTACGCCTTACACCAGACGCTGCTCCGGGCGGTGAAGATGATCCTCGCGGCCTGGGAGCGGTGGCTGAAGGAGCAGGATCCGACGACGTAGGCAGCATCATCGTTCTCTCCAGGCCCGCCAGGTGTGACCCGCCGCGCCCGGCTGCTCATGCCGCTTCTGCCGCCCTGGCTTTTCGCGGAAGGAGCAGCAGCATGGACACCGTACGGCATCTTCTCCACGCCCTCGTCAGCCGCCTGACCGGCCAGCCCATTGTGCCCTTGGGCGCCCGGTTGCGGCATCGATTCGAGATGGAATGCATCGGGGCGGACGGCCGCCTGAAGTGGCGGGAGACGTTCTACAACCTCGTCACGACCGCGGGCCTGAACAAGTACCTCGACGCGACATTGAAGACGGGCCTGGCCTCGCCGGCCTGGTACGTCTCGCTGGTCACGGCGAAGACGACAGGCTACGCCGCGGGCGACACGCTGGCCTCGCACGGCGGCTGGACAGAAGGCACGCCCGGCAGCGACTGGACCGGCGACCGGATTGCCTTCACGCCAGGCACCATCTCGGGCGGCTCGGTCGACAACAGCGCGAGCAAGGCGGCGTTTCCGATCCTGGCGTCGTTGACGGTCTACGGGGCCCTGCTCTGCGACGCGGCGACGGGCACGAGCGGGACGCTGCTCGGCGTCGGGGACTTCACGGGCGGGAGCCGCAGCGTGGTCAGCGGGGATCAGTTGAATGTCACCGTCACACCGAGTCTGACGGCGAGCTAGCGCAGCGTGCCGACCGGCACGCGGAGGAGTCGACGATGACGCTCGCGCGCACGAAGTTGCCGGACGTCTACCCCGAAGGGGCGACGGCGTACCTCTCCGCCACGATCACGGACACGGACGGGGTCACGCCGCTCGCGAACGCGGACACCGTCCTGACGACGCTGACGCTGACGCTGTTCGAGGACGTCTCGTGCACGGTGATCAACAGCTGCACCGCGCGGAACATTCTGAACGCGAACGGCGGCAGCGTCTCCGCCGCGGGCGCGCTGGTCGTGCGGCTGGATCCCGCGGACATGGCCCGGTCGACTGGCCGCTCCGCGCTGCACGTCGCGCTGATCACGTGGACGTGGGGGACGCCGCTGAAGACCGGCCGGCACGAGATCGCCTTCGTCGTCGCCGACCTGGCCCTGGTGACGTAGCGGCGCCGCGCGCGCGGCCCCAGCAGGCGGGCGGCGAGGGGGCGCGGCCGCGGGCCCCGTCTCTGTTGAGCGTGAAGGAGATGACAGGAAACGACGTGCCACACGAGGCGCCCTCGCAAAGCGAGCGGACACCGCGCGGTGGCCGATGACGGTGGACGTGATCCGGCCCGCGACTGGCGCGCGCGAGAGCACCGTGCGCCTGGCGACGGGCAGCACACTTCGACTGACGGACGACGCGGGGGCGTGGCTCCTCCTGAGCCGCGCCTCCCAGGACTGACACGACAGAGAAAGGATGTGGACGATGGGACTCGAAGACCTGTTCTCGGAGATCGTCAAGGCGGTGTTTGCTGGCGTGGTGCCCCTCATCGCCGCGGGTGTGGTATGGGTGCTGGTGCAGCTCGCCCGGAAGATCGGGTGGAGCATCTCGGCCGATCAGCAGGCGCTCATCAAGATCGCCGCGCAGGATCTGATCTTCCGCTATGAGGAGAAGGTGGCCGCGCTGGCGAAGGCCGAGATCGCCGTACCGGCGGACTACAAAATCCGGAGCGCCGTGAAGGCGCTCCTCGAAAAGTTCCCCTCGATCAGCGAGGAGGAAGCGCGGGCGATTATCGAGGCGGAGCTGCCGAAGGTCGGATTGGGCGCGGCGGCCGCCGTGAAGGCGGGCCGCGAAGCCGCGGCGACGAGTTGACTCATGGCTGAGGAAACCGTCACGGTGGCGACGCCAGGCGAGGTGCCCACGCCGATCAGCGCGTCGCTCGGCGCGGCGATTGATCGCATGCGGACCAGCGTCCCCGCGGGGAAACGGATCTTCGCCACGGGGGGCGTCTCCACCAGCGGCGTCGAAGCGGGCATCGGGTACACGCCGAAGGCCTGGCTCAGCGTCGGGGGGTACGCGGCGCGGCTCTGGGGCGGCGGATGGACGGCGGGGGCTCGCTGTCAAATCGTGTGGTGACACGGTGTGGGGCCGGTGTCTGCGTTGGGACACGCGCGATCCTGCCCCGGGCGCGTGGCAGTGCCGGCCCCCTGCGACGGCTGATGGGCCGGTGCCCGCCCTACGCTCGGTACGCGCGAGATCCTCGCACGTGCCGGCGGCGCCGGCCCGCCCTCACCGTGCCACGCGTGCCACACATTCGGTGCCAAGATTCCGTGGCGGACCGTGTCAATCCGTGGCGGGAAATGGCTGACGATGGCAGCGCCGTTGATCAGCCCGCGATGGCCTCGTTGCGTGAATGCTCGGCCATATTCCTCAACAATTTGCGGGCAGACGAGTGGCGGAAGCGCCTGGGAGTCGAACCTGCCGGCACTACCGGGAACTGCTGACCCGTTTCGCCTTACCCTCGGTGCCACGATAGGGTGCCATGATTTCACCCTCCTGGCCCCACCCGAACCGCCCGTCCAGCCGGCCCATCGCTGCCGCTACCCGACTCCCGAGGACGGGCACGTAGTGGCTGCGCGTCGTCTGAATCCGGGTGTGTCCCAGCGCCGTCCCGACGTCCGCCAGGTCGACGCCGGCCTCCGAGAGTGTCTGCCCCAGGGTATGGCGGAGGCTGTACGGCCTCACGCCGGCGGGCCAGCCGGCGGCCCGCAGCACCCGAGCGAGGCTGCTCGTCTCGTAAAGCCCCCAGGCGTCGGCCTGGATGAACAGGCGCCAGGCGACGACGGCATCGTCCGTGAGGTAGCACCCCGGGCTCCACCCGCCCTTGCCGTCCCGGACGGTCCAGACCCGCTGCTCGAGGTCGACATCCTCGGGCCGCGCTCGCATCAGTTCGCTCGGCCGGCGGCCCGTCGCGGCCAGGACGAGGAACCGGGCCCGTGACTTCTGACTTCGGAGGAGACCGCGTGCCTCCTGCGCGCGGAGATTCGCCTCGACCGTGTTCACGACGTCGACACTCACGCGTCGCGCCACCGCCCGTGGTCCACAGAGCGGCTTGAGGCCATCGACCGGCGTCGCGGCTTCGTCGCCGTCCAGGACGTGGTAGAGATGCCCGAGCCGCCAGACGCGGTTGTTGACCGTCTTCCAGGCCTTCCCGGCCTCGAGCCACTGCGCGCGCGCGATTCGGACCTGTTCGCGCGTGATGCGCGATCGGCGCCAGGTGCCGTAGAGCGCCAACCAGGCGCGGACCTCCGCCATCGCCTCACGCCAGGAGATCGTATCCTTGATCTGCTTCTCGTACCGCGTCGCGTCCACAGCGAGAGTGCCGCGCGATCGCGTCGGCGCGGTCGCGCGGAGCTGCGCGCGCACCTGGTCGACGGCCGCGCGGATCTCGAGGAGCGGCGTGTCGGGCGGGAACCGCAGCTCGCGCCGACGCGTGCCTACGCAGACGACCGCGGCCAGGCCGGAGCCGTCGCGGTAAACCCCCTTGCCGACGCGGACCCGCTTCCCCTTCCGTGGCATGACGCAGTCCTCCCGACTTCGGCTACACTACTCCTGAGCGAGCATGGCTGACCATTCCGCGATCGAATGGACGGACGCGACCTGGAATCCGGTGGTCGGGTGCACGAAGACGTCCCCCGGCTGCGCCCACTGCTACGCGGAGCGTCTGGTCCATCGCTTCGCGTCGACGTTTCGTCGCGGCTTTCAGGTGACGCTGCGCCCGGAGGCCCTGACGGTGCCGTTGCGCTGGCGCCGACCGCGCATGGTGTTCGTCTGTTCCCTGTCGGACCTCTTCCATCCCGAGGTCCCCGACGCCTACATCGCTGACGTCTTCCGCGCGATGGCCGCCTGCGGCCAGCACACGTTCCAGGTGCTCACGAAACGAACCGATCGTCTCGCCAGCCTCGCGGCACACCTGCCTTGGCCGGCGCACATCTGGGCTGGTGTCTCCGTCGAATCCCCGCGGTACCTCTCTCGAATCGACGCGCTGCGGCGCGTGCCGGCGGCGGTGCGCTTCGTGTCGGCCGAACCGCTGCTGGCCCCGCTGGCGCCCCTCGACCTCCGGCACATCGACTGGCTGATCGCCGGCGGCGAGAGCCAGCCCGGCGCGCGGCCGGCGTCGCTCGAGTGGTTCCGCCAGCTGCGCGATGCCTGCCTCATGTCGGGCGTGCCCTTCTTCCTCAAGCAGCTGGGCGGGCATCCCGACAAGCGCGGGGGAGAGAAGGCCCTGCTCGACGGCCGCCGCTGGCACCAGCGGCCGGGGTCACGGGAACAGGTGTCGCTGCCGGTCTGGTCCGACCGCGCTGATCTTCAGCCAGTAATCAGTCCCGCGAGCGTGCTTTGATGCGAAGAGTGGCCGATAGAGAGCCACACCTGTGGTGTTCTTCATCGTCTCGTGCAAGTAGTTGACCTCGTACCCGAGGCCCTGGAGCTGCCGCGCGTAGAGCAGGGCCAGTTCAATTCGCGGACTCCTGCTTCGTTGCTTCGCGGCACACTCGGAGAGCACTGTCCTCCACGCCTCCGTCCCAAAGAACCGCGTCCATGTCGCGGCCTGTCGGGGATCCGCCACGGGCGCGTTCCGCGTGATGCCGCCTTCCGGGAATGTCACGACCAGATCCATCCGACGGTCCGCAACCAGTGCGCGGATCGTGTTGAACTCCACATCGAAGCCTTCGAGGTCAACGAAGCAGAAGGCAAGCGTGGACCGCGTGACGCGACGACGAATCTCTACCACGATGGCGGAGTCATTGCAGTTTCCCTCGAGGATCGTCGGGTGCGGCTGAAGCCTCGGTCCCTGCGTGCGCACCCGGAGGGCGGCGGCGAGGGCAGGCTCCTCTTCGACGAGCATGACCTGTGTGAATGGCGTCCGACTCTTGAGGGCGATCAGCGGTGACCCATCGAATTCCTCCTGACCCGTGCGGAGCCGGCAGAGGCCCGGGCCGGCGAGCAGGTCAATGAAGGCGCGATCGCGCCACTTGTGCTGTTGACCTGTCGCGAAGATGTCGATGTAGCGCGCCAAGAAGCCGAGCTTCTCTCGTGCCCATCTCCCAGAGGGCCGAGCGAGCAGTCCGTCAGAGGCCAGGATTCCCTTGGGCGCCATGTGTCTCTCTCTGAATCGGGTGTGTGCCCCTCGACACCTTCTCCGAACTCCGCGGCACGGATTCGGCACGCCCTCAGGACGCGTCCAGGTTGGCGAGCTGCTCGACGACGGTCGCGAGGTGGTGCGACGTCCCTTGCTGGCGCCAGGTTTCCGGGTCGCCCGGTTCCACCTCGCCGGCGGCACACTGCGCGATGTAGTGATCGCCCGGGCTGAAGTCCGGACCCCGAAATTCGGGTCGCTCGGTCAGCAGCCCACACAGACGGTGGTACTCGCCGTATTCCGTGGTGCTGCGTCCGAGCACGAACTCGCCCCGGGCCACGAGCCAGTCACGAGCTCCCGTGTAGCGGATGTTCGCAGTCAGCTGTTGCAGGAGTGGATCACGCTCCACCACGCCCGGTGCCTGAATCGCATAGTCTCCGAATCCTGGCCAACGGCTGCCTGGGTCCATGAGGCCACACACCATGGACCACACGGCCCAATCCGCTCTGGGCACGGTGGAGAGCCGCTGCGGGAGGTCAGCGATGTTCTTCGGAAACGCGCCTGCTGCGATGGTGACCGTTCGCCAGGGGGCCCCGAACTCCTGCTGCAGCAGGCTCACGATCCCGAGCGCGGCGAGCTGGACGTCGTCCGGCCGAAGTGCCCCCAGGTCGAGCACGATGTCGACCTCGTCAGTCGTGACGCCGGTCGCGGCGATGACCGCCGCCAGACCGACCGCCAGTCCCGCACCCAGCGCGTCACGGGAGATGCGGATGCACGCGCCGCAACGGTCTGTCCCACTGATGCGCCGGACGGCCTCTTGGAAGGGGAGGGTCCGGTCAAGGCCCGTGACCGGCACGGCCGTGAGGCCCTCGGCGTGAAACCCGTCGAAGAGTATCTCGAGCGGATGCTGGCCGCCCAGTTGCGCGTCCGGTGCCAGGCTCCCCGTGGAGAGGTCGACAAACAGGGGGTGCCACCCAAGCTGCGCCCCGGCCACGGCCGCGGGGAATCGCCGCAAGTGATACCCCAGAGACCAGGATGGTTCGTCGGCGCGCTCGTCCGACGGAATGGCAGGGACCTCGATGAGCGGCACACACTGCTTCCTGACGTGGTCTGGGAGATCGCGCAACGCGGTGAGCTCACCGCGCCGACCCTGCAGAATGGGCACGTACTGGACCTTCTGCCTCATCTGCATGCCTCCTTGAAGAACCGGCTCGTCTCAGCGCCGGTCGTCGCCGACGGCCGGACGACGTGGGACGGTATTCGCGTGGCGGGGGCATCAGAGCCCGGTCGTCGCCAGCGGACGCCCCATGACCCCGCGGGCTGCGGCGTGCGGCGTGCTGGCCGGTGCTGTGCGAGTTGTTTCACGATGGCCAGCACGACGCCGACCGTGAGCGCGAGGCCCAGCGACGAGGCCCAGTCGATGCGGCCCTGACCGTGCCCGTTCAGCCCAGACCCAGAGCTGGCGACCGCACTGAGCAGGAAGATGAGGACGACAGAGAGCACGAACGTCCGCAGGCTGTGGCTGAGGCTCATGGCCCGTCCTCCTGTGCATGGCGTCGACCGTCAAGAGATGTC